AGGTCAAGGAGAGCAGAATGCTCCCGTCACTGTCTTCTTGGTGAGTGTAGGCCAGGTGCAACGGCGCCGGAGGCGGTGCATTGTAGAGCTTGATAGACCGAGGATTGCCGTTTGGTTCGTACAGATCAGGAACATCGTCACTCAGGATTAACGCATCGACCGTCAGCTTGTGGTGCCGAGTGAGATTCCCATCGGATTGTGCCAGGGCGTAGGTGTAATGGAAATAGAGAGTGGTGACGTCGATGTTGCGCTTCAGAACCGGGAGCGAAGCGCTGTCATCGAAGACCTTGCAGTTGTACCGGGTAACGTTCAGCTGGTCCCACCAGTCCACCCGCCATTCCAGACCATCCCAGGGGATGGTGACTGACATCCCAAACACTACTCCGACATCGATTGAACCTTGTTTCCAAGGCCCTTGGCCGTTGCCCACCGCCGCCACTCGAACGTAGATGGTGCCGGGAGGAACCTCAACCAACACCGCTGTCTTTTCAGTTCGAGCTTTTCGGGTCCAGGTCGTTCCGTCAGTTGAGATCTCGACCAGATAGAAGAAAGCTCCTACTGCCGCCGTCCAGCTGACCTGAATGGTGGTTTCAACGATCTCAACCTGAGACAGGAAGAGCTGGTTGATGACTGGGGCGTCGGCAGTCTCTGGGAAGTTCGGCTTCACCAGAGACGGCGCGGCGCCGTCGAACGTGTAGAGGAGGTCCAGATAAGGGACAGCGGTGATGGCTACCCGCTCTCCGCCTAACGGTTCGATCCCTACCACCTTCGCCTTCAGCTGTAGCTGATTCTGAACCCCGAAGAGGAAAAGCATGGGTTCAGTGGTCCCGCCCGTCAGGAAGTCGATGAAGGTACCCGTCATGACCTCAATCAACGTCGGATCGGAAGTGGCGGTGACCACATAGGGGCCTAACGCTTGAGCCTTCCGACCCCGCAAGAGAATGACATACGGGTTCGACGAGTCAAACCGCAACGGTTCGGACACTTTCAAGAGATAGACGCCAGTCGACACCTCCTCTGCCGCCAAGACATAACCCGTCTGAGACCAAGAAGGCAAATCGTGAGCAATGTAGATGAGATCTCCGTAGCTTGGGATGAACCCTTCCATCCCAGTCTCAAAGGTGATGACTTCTCGCTGATACCGTCGAACGGCGGCCAGGTACATCCCTTCTCGATAAGCCTGATCTCGGTTGGAGATACCGGCGAATCGAACGTCTTCAGGATTGTCTGAGGTGTCCCCAGGGAGAGTGCAAAGGACTTGCTCGGGTAGGTATCCGGTGGCAGGTTCGGTGTACTCAACGGCGATTGAATCGTACTCGTTCGGGTCCCACAGCTTGATCTGCCATTGGAAAGATCCCTTGACGATGTTGTCAGGCGTGAAGAGTGTGACCGGGACACTCAACGGCCCATCGCGTCGCATGGTGATCAGCGAGCCTGAGAGCAACGGAACAGCTCTCCCAACTTTCGCGATCATCGTGGCCGCTTGCCAGACCGTGATGGAGTCTCGGAAGATCCAATCGAAATAGTCGCCTCTAGAGGCGTAGAGAGCATCGAGTCCTTCTAGCGTGTCCCAGTCGAAGAAGTTGTCCGAAGGAACTTTTCCTCCGTAAGCTGACTTGAAGAGATCTACGAACGCCCAGATGATAGACCGGGTCGCTATAGGTGACGACCAGGTCCCGTCTGAGTTTCGGATAGGAAGCTTTCGAGTGGCGATGACATTGAATCGGTCTCGGGTCCGGTCATTGAGGTTCGAGGTGGCTCGAACGCGCATTGCCACCAGCGTCACGTTCCCGTAGTTGACTTCACCTCCGCTGACGTACCCGCGCAAGCCTTCCCAAACAAGATCATTCCCGACCTTGTAATCATCGCTGTACTGGCTGGTTCGACGACATCTGACCCAGTATCGTCCCGTGGCGACGTTGGCGGAATAGGTCTTGCGCTGGGGGGTAGTCGTTTTGAGTGTCAGTGACAAGGTCAACAAGGTCTGCCACGGACCTGTCGGGTTGTCGCTGTTATCGATGGCCTGGTACTGGACCTCCCATTGGACTGTCTGGTTCTTCAGCTTCCCTTTCTTGTCTGACCGGTAGAGCCCTTTCGGAAACACAAAGTCCAGCTCAATCTGAGTAACTTGGTCACCCGACGCTGAAGCAGCGAAAGGTCCCACCCATCCATCAGGGAGAGGATAGTCAGGCTGATTGGGAGCATAGAGTTTTTGGCCTCCGACATCAGGTGAGGTATAGACGTTGGTCTTGAAAAGAGTGACAGTGCCTCCAGGTGGGATGATCTCCGTCGTCACTTCCTCGTAGGAAGAGGTCGGAGCATCCCCGATCCGCATCTCGTGAATCTCGTAGTAGCCTTGACCTAGACAGAAAAGGGAGTAGAGGTACTGGTCGTTGTCGATGTAACGAGTATAGGGTCGAGAGGCGTAAGAAGGATAGATTCGGTTCTTCCCATAACACACCTCAATCGGTTCCCCGAGTCTGATCTGGTTGTTCTGACCCTTGATGGAATAGACCGGATCAGAGGTAGGAACATTCTCCGCACTAGGGAGGGAGAGTGCCAGCGCCACTGTGATGGCGATGGAAACGACCGCGACGATCAGTGCGATAATCGTCACGATCTCACCCACAACACCGATGAAATTCACGATGTCGTTAGGACCAATCTCTCTATCCCAGTCTTTCCTGAGGACCGGCTCTCCGTTCACTAGACAGATCGTCGGTCGTTCGAACTCTACGAATCCCGGATAGGTCTGTTGCAGCCACTGGCGGATGGTGATACCACCCGGATGGACATGCTTCTTCATGTCCGTCAGCGGCTGAAAAGGATTGGGAGTCTCAATGATGAAAGCCATAGAACTCCACGGTTCGGATGCCTTTGGCCCTGAGGCCGCGCATCGTGTCAGCCACGACAGGCTGAGATGACCAGCAGTGCAGCACTTTGCCTCCATCTGCCTCAGTCCAGACACCGACGTGGTGAGGCACAGTCCTGAGACTCATGGCCACGGCACAACCTTCTTCAGGCCCACGCAACAGCTTCCATCCCTGCTGCACTCCTTTGACCAGCTCTGAAGAGAGCTCAAGCAAGTTCCAAGTGGCGCACTCAGGCAGCTCTGGAAGCAAGACTCCTCGCTCTTCTCTGAAGTAGAGATAGAGAAGACCCCAGCAGTCCACACCGTTCCAATCCCTGCCTCCCAAGCGGTAGGGGAGACCGATGTATTTCTCGGACCAGTGGGTCATTGGAGGAAAGGAAAACGGAGTCGGGTGTAGAGTTCAGAGGGAAACTTTCGGTTCACCAACTCCATGAACGTGGCTTTTCCGACAATCTGTTGAGGGGTCACCTGAATGTCTTTCAGATAGAACACCAGAGGTGGATTCATCTGAGGAGTGTCGAGGTCAGTGTTGAGGTAGGGACGATACACTACCTCCACCGGCACTCGGTAGCTCTTTGAAGTATTGATGAAGTTCAGAACGCTCTTCCCGACGTTGTCGATGGTGATATTGAGCGACCTGAATCCTTCAGTGTTCTCAGCCGGCAGCGTAATCTGAAACCCGACTGGGATGAAGAGATGAAACTGAGCGTCTTCGGTCTTGGCGTAGATCTCTCGAGAAGACCTCACCAAATAGACCGGTTGCTGGACAGTACCTTGGCGAATCTCCAAGGTGTCCAAGATAACCTGGTCAGCCGGTGCGAGTGCAAAGGCTTCTTTGATCGCGTCCTGATAGGTGATGTTTGGCATCTCACTTCAGGACAAACAGTAACACAACATGAAGGCAAAGAAAAGCACCAGCTACAGCCCACAGGATTTTCATGTCTCTCTTTGAGGCGTTATCCACCGAAATCTCCATTCTCGGAGGTCTGCAAGAAGTTGATCGAGATCCTGTTGCACTCGTCGCAGACTCCGATAAGGAGACGATCGTAACAAGATGCGCTTTCGGCGCCGGATTACAGCGTACCATTTCCCACCTGCTCTTTCAAAAGATATCTGGGTGGTCGGGTTCATCAAGACCCTTTGACTTCAGGATCTCTCTTTAGAGGCGTCAGGTAGTGTTCTGAGTATCGCCCCTCTGATAGGCTGCGCCTGAGGTTCTGAATCATCGTCGTGGCTGACTTCAGGTTCTTGTAGAACTCAGAGTGCAGTAAGATCCGCCGGCCTCTTCTGATCCGAACGTACCACTGCCACTGCCGTCCTTTTCCGGCTCGGCGTTTGATGTACTCGATTCTGAGTCTCGCCATCGTTTTCATCGGTACCTCAGTCTAAGTGCTTCCTCTTCCAGCCGTTTCTCTTGGGGCGATCCGTCACCCGTAGCTAGAGCCAGCCCCAAAAAGATACCATCCGCCACCCCTCGGAGTAGAGCTCGAATCGCCTGCTCGTCTTGAATAGTGAAGTAACCGTAGGCTGCGTCATCAAGCATGATCACCCCTGTCACTGCAATCACTCCTTCAGGACAGGAGAGCCAAGTCGCCCCAGCTGCGTGAAGCGCGGCCATCGCCATGGCAGGGGTCAACGGTGCGGATTTCGAGAGATCCCGGATGGTCTCAGCTGCTTTCTGTAGAGGCTCTCGGTTCTGAACCCCTACATTCAGAGTAGCCAGATAAGCACTCCATCGAGCCAGTGCTTCGATTCGTTCCAGGGGTGGAGATGCACCTTTCGAAGCGGAGGCGCATCCGATCAAGAGCGAAGTCAGCATGAGTGAGAGCCAGTGGGGTTTCATGGTTTCGAGAGAGCTGCTCTGACAGCGCCTTCAACAATGGCTTTCAGCGCTTCCTCATTGGGTCGGATGATCAGGCCTTGGGCCAGACTACCGGACACGAACTCAGAAGTCTGAATATCCTCTTGAAGGCGTTCCAAAGAGGTGTTGCTGAAGAAACTTGTCGTCCGAACTGTCAAGACATGCGCTCCATCCTTCCCACCCGCATATTCAAACCGGATGGTACGGGTGACGCAACCTGTTGATAGCAGGGCCAAGAGCGTGTAGAGAATCGGTTTCATGGCTTGACGCCGAGCCGGGCCAGGATGACTTCAAGGTGGCGGGTCTTCTCCTCGAGGGCCGCCAATCGCTGCGCCAAGTCCGCATCACCAGCTGCCGGCACCGTTGCTGGTGGCGCTTGTTCCTGGCTGCGTGCGTAATAACGCTGCATGGTCTCGATAGAAACCTTGGCTGGGTCCTCAAAGCGCCAGCCTTCGGGCAATGGGTAGGCACGCCCATCGTGGTTGACTAAGGTAACCACTTCGCCGATTTCGTTGAGAAGAGCGAGATTCATCAGTTCACCTTCACGCTAATGATCAGCGCGTATCCATCTCCGCCTTTGCCTCCTGCGCCGCTGGAAAATCCATTGGTGCCACCCCCACCCCCACCACCGCCGCCACCGCGCCAGCCATCGCCGCCGGCGCCGCCCGTTGAAGTTCCTCCACCGCCCCCACCACCGCCGCTGCCCCAACCGAATCCTCCCCAATTCCCTGAAGTGCCCGCGCCGCCATTCACTCCACCTGAACCACCGGCACCTTGGCTGCCACCAGAGCGAAATTGAATAGGATAGCGCCCGGACCCACCATTGGAGGCCGTATTAGATGTCGAGACGCCACCCCCACCTCCACCGCCTAGATTCAACGCAGCAGTGTTCGGCCATGCAGCGTTACTTCCTGCCCCGCCGCTTGCTCCCCCACCACCGCCCGAGCCTGGGCCGAATGTAAACCCACCTACACCGCCGTTGATACCGGACCCAGCAGTACCGCCCGATGAAGTTCCACCCCCACCTCCTCCGCCGCCGCCTCGAGCGCGGACGCCCGGGTTACCAGAACTACCGTCCCCGCCGAAGGATGTATCCGCGGTGCAGGTAAGACCAGCGTTTCCGCTGGTATCCGCAGTAGTTACCGCCGCGCCTCCCAGCCCGCCAGCGGCGATATTGACCGGAATGGCGCCAGCCGAGAATAAAGAGTGCGGCATAATGGCGAAAACCGTTGTTCCTCCGCTCCCTCCGCCCCCGCCGCTGCGTGCCGTCCCGGCAGCGCCGATCCGACCCGATCCTCCACCGCCCCCACCACCCACGATCCAGATCAGGAAAAATCCGGCCGTACCTGGTGTGAAATTGTAATTGTAACTCCCAGGCGCATCATACTCAGTAATGAGGATCTCCGCGGAGCCCATGACCATGCTCCACTGATATACCCCCACCGCGGTAGCCTTCAGCACCTTGCCGACCTCTCCAGCGCCGACGTTCGGCACTTCGAGAATCGAACGCCAAAAGGTGTCGTAGTCAGAAGCGCTGGCCTTGCTGAGTACTTGATTCAGCGTACCGCCCACCGGCACTCCGGCCGCCGCGATTGCCGCGCCGATGTCCGAGAGCACCTGGGATGGGGTACGCTCCTGCAGAACGCCGCCGAAGCGGCGGAGCATGTTGCCGTCAGTAGTGAGATTGAGGCGCGCGGCGGGGACGGTGCCCGAAGTAAGATCGCCAGCATTCCCGCTGGTGGCGATGGCGGCGAGGCCGGTGACGGCTACTACAGGATCCCCGGCCACGCCATCGCCGTTCGTCACGGAAATGTTGGCTCCGGCGGTGATGGTGCGGGCGGCCACCGTGCCGGAGCCGGTGCGAGTGATCAGGCCGTTAGTGGCCAGATTGTGCAGCGCCGCGGCCTGGCCGGTGAGGGCGAGCGAGCGGTCGGCGGAGAGATCGCCGCCGCCGGTGAGACCGTTGCCGGCGGTAATCTGGCGAGCGGGCGGGACGTAGCGGGTATCGGCATTGACCCAGGCGGCGTTGCGGCGCGCGTAGGCATTGCCGTCCTGAGGCGCTTCCGGGATGCCGCCGCTTCCTGAAATAGTCGCCGGCGTCCAGGTGGTACCGTCCCACTGCGGAACCTGACCAGTGGTCGCACCGCTCTGTTCAAGCTGCGAAAGCGGATGCGTGTGTGTCGCAGCAGCAGCTCCGATGTCTGAGAGTACTTGGGATGGAGTGCGCTCCTGAAGCACGCCGCCGAAGCGGCGGAGCATGTTGCCGTCAGTAGTGAGATTGAGGCGGTCAGCAGAAACAGTCCCGGAAGTCAAGTCACCGGCACTCCCGCTAGTAGCAATGGAAGCAAGACCAGTGATGTCACCAGCTGGATGAGTGTGCGAGATCGGTGCTGCACCAAGATTCGCCCGCGCTGTATCAGCATCCGAAGCGCCTGTCCCACCGTTGGCGATTGGGATCTGACCAGTGAGAGCCACGGTCGGGTTACCTGCAACACCGTCACCGTTGGTCACTGAAATGTTTGCTCCACCAGTAATGGTGCGGTTGGCTACCGTGCCAGATCCAGTGCGAGTGAAAAACCCGTTGTTTGCAGCGGTGTGCAAAGCTAGAGCCTGACCAGTCAGCGAGAATGACCGGTCAGCTGAGAGGTTACCGCCACCAGTAAGACCAGTTCCCGCTGTGATCTGCCGGGCGGGAGGAACATATCGGCCGTCAGCATCAATCCAGGCAGCGTTTCGGCGTGCATAGGCCTTTCCGTCTTGAGGCGCTTCCGGAACACCCCCACCACCGCCAGTGAATGTCTTCCACGAAACGTCGTAGTCAGTAGAGGAATTCTTCGCGAGAACCTGATCGGTATCGCCTCCTTTGGGAATTCCTACATCAACCGGCTTCATGTTTGCGAATCCTGAGCTGATCTGAGTGATATCCAGAACCCCATCTCCTTCCGGAACGACAACCCTGAGAACCATGGTCGGAGGAGTGGTAGAGAGCGTATAGACTCCCGCGAGGAGAGTGACGTCCAGAACTCCATCAACTATCTGAACCTGAATGGGGTCAGAAACAACCACTCCTCCATCTACCAAACGAGGAGGCATCGCCGGCACGAATTTGACCGTGCCGTTGAACAGATTCCCCAGACTATCTTTGAGAGTTCCAAGAATTCTCATGCTGCCTCTTTTAGAGCTTCCTCATGTAGAGAAAGGAGCAGGGAGGAGAACCAAACGAACCTCCCTGCTCCTTGGGTGGTTGCAGTCCCCGTCAGTCTCGCCAGGTTCACCCGAAATCGCATCATTGGATCTTGACGTTGTCGAACCAACATGGTTTCTCCGGGTCAGGATTTTCGAGCTCCAAGACAAACGCTCCGTCGGCTGTCGGATTGATGGTGGCTGAAATTGTCTGCCAGGTCGTTTGACTTCCGGCGGTGGCAGTCACATCGGAAGGGATACCGATAGATGAGTTTGCTTTGATCCTCATCACCGGCCTTGCCGCTGTGGCGTCCGGTTGGCGCACGTCCACTTTCACCGTCCGCGCGCCCGATTTGACGGCAAGACGCACCGGCCAGCGTCCGGCTCTCAGTTTCAAGCTGGGAGCCGGATTGCCCGTAGTCGCGTCCAGGCCGCCCAAAGCAAACGGCTCGCTGTTGATTTGAAACGCAATCCAAGGTTTCTTGGGGACAAAACCCAGAACCGGGCAGCGGTCGTTGGCAGTATCAGGCATTTCAAGTGTCTCCGATTACCAAACCAAAAGCGAACGTATTGCTTTCCCCCGGCTTCGTGATGTTGTCGAAGGCCTTCACGTCTTTCAGAATCCTGATTGTGAACCCGCTGTATTGGCCGACACCGGAGATGGTCAAATCGTCAGTCAACGTCGAGTAGCGGTGACAAGGCCATACCAATCCGCGCAAGTTGCCGCGCAAGACGCAAGGCGTGTAGTTGTCTCCCGCTTCCGTGATGGGCATCCTCGCGAATTGATAGACACCGTTGCTGGGAGGAGCGCCGGGGAATCGTGTCCCTTCTTGATTGTCTCTTTGGTCCTCATGCGTTGTGCCCATCATCGTCGTCCCGATAGCATAAACCGTAGAACCCAGCGACTCGCCGTAAGGACCGAGCAGTTGCCCATAGACAGATTGCCCCCACGGGTTGCTGCCAGAATACACCGCCCAGAAAGAGCCTACAGTGGACGGATAGCCTCCCAGACCTTGATTGCCCCCGCACCAAGCGTGATTTAAGTCTCCCGGCGCTTCATCTCTCAAGTAACCGAAATAGTAGCAGCGCCAGACGTAATCAGTACCGCGTGGAATCCAAATTACCGTCTTGTCATCCGCGAGCACTTTCCAACCTGTGGTACCGGTGTCGTCGTAGCAAGTATAGTTACCGTTGAAAAACTTGTAAGTTCCGGTGTCTATGTCCGACATGTCAACGTAACCGTTCCAGCGTGTTGAAGTGGTGCTGTACACTTCAAGCCGCAAGTGAAGTTGCCGCGGAGCTGTCGCGGGCATCTTGAACACCGCTTTGTTCGTGCCAGTGAAAGCTTCCGACCATCCAGCCGCAGCCTTTGAACTATAGCCGTTGACCAGACACGCGCGAAGCACGCTTATCACGCGCGCGTTGGCCGCAGGGGCTCCAGTGTCAATGTGCTGATAGAGTTGCAGCGCCATACTTCATTCCAAGTTGAAAGTGAACCCGGCGGCGGGCGGGCAGGTGGAGGCCGAAAGCACCCGCCGCCGGAGGTGGGGATTCAGCAGCTCTTGCGGACTGCTGGGGTAGGTTGGTGGAAGGAAAAGTTTCATTTTTCGCGTTCGACGACCGGCGCTCCGTTCAACGAAACGCCGAAAGTGATCAGGTTTCCAGTGTCTCGGAATGCTGAACCACCTAGAGAATAGGTGAAGGTGAGATCGACCGGGATCGGAACGATCGGAGGTACCTCTAGCACTGACGAGACTCGAAAGAGGTTGTCAGAATGGTCGAAAGAAAAGCTGGCTTGGAGGAACCGAACCTCCTGCGGTTCTCCGTAGAGGTTCAAAGTGAAAGCCAGCGTGCCGTTCTGGAGAACATCCTGGAAGAATGACCGGAAGGTGTAGAACTGGTCCCCCGTAAAAGTCCACTGGACCTCAGCTATCTTTCGAAGTTCCTCGAACTGCCGACGAATGCGCTTTCTTCCAGTCTCCATCTCCGTCGCATACTTTCGCGACGAAGAGGAGAGTCGATACCCCTCCAAGAGAGGAGCAGGCAATGTAGTTGGCCAGCTCGGCAGCGACATTCTAGAAAAATCTACTGGACCTCGGGGTTCAAAGCAAGTTCCTTCCCTAGGATTTCACCCATCGTCCAAGGGAAGTTGGTATCCGTCCACCACTCACTATGGTTCCAGTTGGGCTTCTCGACCACTTGAACTGCCGGACTCACAAAGTGTCGAGGACCAGTGAGACCAAGAGAACCGTACCCGCACAGTTTCCCCAAGAAAGACATGGCCAACCGCATCGCCCAATCTTTGCCGGCGATGTAGATTCGAACCCTGCTCAACCGTTTCTCGCGCAATGCAGCGGCGAATCCGTTCAGCTCCATGTCCGCACCGCAAGCTGGACTGAACAGGATCACCTCGTCAATCGGATACCAGTCCAGTCGTTTGAGTGCATCCGCGATCACTGCCGCGCCATTTGAATGACCTACCAGAGTGATTTTCCATCCCCGGTAGAATCCAATGGTTCGAATCAATCGGTTAACGCGGTGGCGCTGTCCTAGAAGCCTTGTGAGAGAAGGAAAGGAAAGATACTCTACCTTCTCGGCTCGGGCCTGGGTCAGGAGATGCGTGGCAGTGACAGCTCTCCCGGTCCAGTTCGAACTCCGACCTGGGAAGGTCAGGATGCCGTTCACGTAGATGAAGACCCGTCTCATTTCCCTAGAAAGTGCCTGATCCAATAGGACGCGATGGAGAGGATCAACGAGACAGCACCAGCCCATCCGACCGCCATCCAGCGTATGGCTTCTTTCTGTCGATCCAGGGCCTCCAAGATCTGTCGAAGTTCATCCTGTCTCTCAATCAACCCGACCTGGTGCCGACTAGAGTCTCCGTAGATCTCTCTCCGAATTTCCTCAATCAGTTGAATGAGACCAGGCTTGCCGGCGATTCGATCACCCAGTAGGCACTCTCGAATCTCCTTGACATCCCTCTTCAGACTGATGATGTCTTCCACGAGTCTCGTCTCAAAGTTCATGGAGTAAGATCAAGGGGGCGGTGATCTGCCACAGCTTCTGGTCCAACTTCTCGGCCTGGTATTCTCCCTCGAACCTCACCACCCAATTCGAGAGAGAGCTGTTCTTCGGATATCTGAGATCCAAAGTGAACCAAGCTACACCATGCCCGAGGTTCGTCTCCCAGAAAGTCTCGAAGGTGCCGAACTGTTCGTCTGTGAGGACCCAAACAGCCTGAATGACCGGATAAGGTCGAACGAACCGCCTTGAACGAAAAATGATCGGAGCCTCTTCAGGACTGACCAAATTCTGGTAGAACGGCTCCCCATGATAGTCCAACCGAGGAGCCGGTAGCTCAGCGGGCCAAGAATTGGTCGTGGTAACGTTCACGGCTCATCGTTTGAGGCGGTAGGTCGATTCCATCGCCCGCACAAAATCCCCTCGTCCATCTCGGACGTCCGAACTGAGCTCTTGCTTGATCCGCTTGATCATGACTTCGATCACTCGCTTCTCTCCGATCTGGCGCTCTCGAACCTCAGCTTGAGCATCGGTGAAGTTGTTCACGATAACCTGAACTGACCCACCCATCGCCAGCCGATCGTTGGGAATTATGGACCCAGACTGGGAAGGTACAAAGAGCTCCGGACCTTTCTCACCGACGAGATAGGTTCGATTCCTCTGAACTGGGCCGCCCATCGCCCGTTCGCCTGAAAACGTCATCGTCACCGACTGAATCGTCGAGATGATGCTCGCAGTAGCTGAGACAACTTGAGCGATAGCAGCTAGGTTGGCCGGGAAGGGCAGCACCAGCGCTTGAGCCATGCCTTGCTGAATCTTGATGATGGCGTCGGCTAAGGCGAAGGCCTTAGAGACAGCGAACATCGCCTTGTAGATCCCACTCTGTTCGCCTGCAAACCCTTTCAACGCATCCGCCAACTCCCCGAAAGAGTTTTCGTACTGTTTGATCAGCAAGACACTCTGGGCGAGAGTGAGTTCCTTGAGTCGCTCGTTGTAGGCTTTGATTGCCTCTTCCTTGCGCTTCTGAATGTCTTCAGTCAGCTCAACCTCTTGATCACCCAGCTGTTTTAGGATATCAAGTTTCGCCTTGTTCTGCTCGATTTCCTCTTGGAACTGGCGGATCTGAAAGGTCTCAGGACCTAGAAGTTCCAATGCCGAAGCTCCTCGAGCCATCCCACCGACCGGGATGTTAGCGGCGCGCAGCATTTCAGCCGCCTGCTCCGTGTTGACATTCCCACCCGACTCGAACGTAATCCGCTCCATCAGCGCCTTCACGTTCGGTGCCACAGGCCGCTGCGACATCTTCGGAACCCCTAGGAGGTTCAGCAGCGCTTCGACCTTGTGGGAATTGATGACAGCCTGGACCGACATCCTCTGGAAGGATTCAGAGGCCTTGTCCACCGCCTTCCTGACCCCGTCCGCCGCCTGAGCCACCCCTTGAAGCTGCTTCTTGGTGGTGTCCATCAGCGCTTCAGTTTTCTTCTGGCGCTCTTCGAACGACGGAAAGAGTTTCAAGACTCGATCAGCATACTGCTCCCACTGCTGGGCCAGATCCTCCAAGGTCATCTTGGCCATCTCGGGGAAGACCTTGAGCAGCTGGTTCCATCCTTCTTTCAGATCGTCCCAGTTCTTCTTCGAGTCTTCTTTGACACCCTGCCAGGCTTCCGAGAAGGCTCCCAAGAATCTGTCTTTGAAAGTCTCGAGATTCCGTTGGGCTTCAAAGATGTTGAACCTGATGAGGCTCTGAACCGCTTTGAACAGGAACTCGAAAGCCTTCGCCGCCTCGTAGATGGCGACACCCACACGCTTGAGAATGTCTACCAGGAACAACCCCAAAGGCTTCAGAACCGACCACAACGAGACAAGCGTATCGGCGATGATGGTGGCGACGTTCTTGAGGACCGTCCACACCGTCATGAGTCCTACCAGGATCGCCTTGAAGACATCCACCACCGTGGCCGCAGCAGCAGATAGAGCTCCCGTTCGCTGTTCGAAATCAGAAATCTCGTCTATCACCTCCTTCATCCGGTCGATCCATTCTCGCAACACCGGTTCTAGTTCCTTCCCGATCTGAATAGCCAGGTCTTGAATTCGATGCCAGAGGGTAGTAGCCTGGTCTATCAGGGAGGTCATCTGCTTCTGGGAGACTTCCTCCGTCGCCCCTCCCATCTCTTTGATTCGAGCCGTGTATTCCTTAATCTTGTCCGAGACACCGATGACTGAGAGCATGGCGGACAGGGACCGATCTTGGAAACCCATCATTTGAAGCACCAACCGCTTCTGCTCCGAAGAAGTCCCCGCCAGAGCCCCTTCCATGTCATGGAGGATGTCTGCCAGGCTCCGAACATTGCCTGCCGCGTCGAAGACCGATACCCCAAACTCCCGAAAGATCTGGGGAGAGTTTAGGGCCGACCTCTGAAGGTCGCGAAGGATAATGGAGAACGCTTCACCAGCCTCCTCTGCCTTGATACCCTGATCAGCAAAGGCAGCCAGAACAGCGATACCTTCCTGAAAGTCAACGTTGAAAGCCCGCATGGCCGCGCCGGCTTTGTTCGTAAGGGCTTTCGCGAACTGCTCCGAAGTGGCGTCGGCTAGGATGTTGGCGGCGGTGATTGCATCCGCGACCTTGGCCATGTTCTTCATGTTCTCGATCGCATCCTTGGACTTCAAGCCCAAGGCGGATTGAGCGTTGGCCAAGAGACTGGTGGCCTTCTCCATGTCCAGGACACCCGCCGAAGCGAATCGAGCCACAATCGGAAGCGCCCTCATGGACTGTTGTGCATCCAGACCAGCTGAGGTCAGGAAGTAGAAGGCTTGAGCCAGATCCTTCGCTGAGATGGACAGATCTTTCGCCAGTGAGCGGGCAGTGGTTTCCAGGCCGATCCGCGTCTTGAGAGAAACCTCTCCCATGATCGCAGTGGCTTCTGTCATCGCCTTGTTGAACTTGGCGAACTCGTTGATCGCCACCGCCGTCATGCCGATGATGGCAGAAGACACCGCGCCCGCCATCCCTACCACTGCCTGGGTCATCTGAGCCGCCGCCTGGCTGGTGGCCTGCTGCGAGGCCATCATGGCTCGGATGAAGGCGGACGGATCGGCAGTGAGACGAACGTAGAGATTACCGAGCGAGGTACCTCCAATGAAACCACCTGGTGCTACGAAAAACGCCATAGGTCAGTTCTTTTCAGGTTGGAACCCCAAGGCGAAGAGCCATTTCGCCTTGGAGAGTTCCGGGTTGGGTTTCGGAGGAGGCTCGGTAGAAATCAAGAAATCCTCGACCTTCACCTGTTTCGGATGCGCCACCCACCCACGGCGACATTCCGCGGCGATCTGAGCCAGATAGAAGTCGAGTTTGGTGGTTCGACTCTCGTCGAAGTGAAGATATTCGAGCCAGCCGAGGAACTCCGTGAGAGTAATCCTCTCACGCAGCTCCCCGACTGGGATTCCTAGGTGAGAAGCGACCCGGTACCAGGCCAGCTCCTCACCCTCTAGGCGTTTTTTGGAGGGGAAGCGTTGAGCCGATTCAGGTCCTGGGCGATGTCGAACAGTGCTTGGACCACTGAGGCAGGCCATTGCTGAATCTCCTCCACCGGGACGCGCTGGCCATCTCGGTGCAGACAAAATCCCAAGAGTTCGGATTGCAGCCCAACAACGTCCTTCATCTGCGTCAGCCGACCATCTGGCCCAACCTCCATCCGCTTGGTGAGGTGGTCCAGATAACGGTCCCGGTCGGCAGCCGTCATTTCGCGGACGGTGTACGGAACCTCTTTCCCGTCCTGCTCGATGGTGACCTGCTCTTGTCGGAACGAGAGACTCAGTTTCATGGGTTAGCTCGCCGGAGTGAAGACAGGCGCCGTCTCGACGCCCGAATTATTGACCAGCGTCGGGCGAATCGTAATCGTTGCCGTCGGCTGTTCTCCTTCCGTGAACCGACCCGGCGTGAACTCAGCCAGGTATCCGTAGAACTGGAGAGTCGAGTTGTCCGGGAACGTGACGGTGATCTGCTGGTTGACATTCAGCTGAGCCTGAATGCTAGAGAGCGCTTCGGTAGCAAAAGCCACCACCGCAGTCACCTGAGTCAACGACTTCAGCTTCCGCGGCGCTCCCGTGCGCCAGGTAGTGTTGCGCATCGTAGTGGTATCGATGGCATCACCACCCGACCAACCCGGAGGCGTGACCTCCTTCTCGTAGATTTTGACCGTGGGAATGTTCGCCAACGTGATCAACGTCGCGAACCCATCATCCATTCGAACGCTGCTAGGCATGTTTGTCCTCCTTCATCAGGTCTTTCGAAGCGTCAGCACCATGCTCAACCGGAACAGGTGCCTTCGGCTCCGGTCTTCTTCTTCGATTCCAAGTGCGATCACAGTGCTCGTCCTCGAAACGTTGGTCACAACATACTGATCAGACGAGGATGGAGCAACCAGAACATTGCGAACACCATCGAGCGCTTTGGCGATCGCCTCAGCTTTGGCGAAAGTGTCAGGGTAGAGTTGGCCTCTCACCAGGATAGTCACTCCGGGATGCTCAATCTGCTCCCCGCTGAACATGATCCTCCCGTCCTGCTTTCCATCATCATCGTAGATGGCGATGACTTGGTCCGGGCTGTCCGGCATGAAGCTGATATAGGCCGGCCAAGCCGACTCAATGAGCCCCAAGTCTCCGAGGAGCTGATAGATGATTTCGGCAGGAGAGCTCACGGATTCTTCATCTCAGTGGTGATGATCTGCATGATGTCCTGTTGCTTCTGGTTCACCACGTTCTCCAGGAAGCGCGCCTCCGCTTTCCCTTGAGGGTCCCAGTATCGGCCCTTGTGAGGAGGCGAAGGACGACGAAGCTGCCCTTTCAGCTTCATCAGTATCTTCTCATGCACCCACAGCGCATAGGGAGCCGTATAGCCGACGACCACGTCAGTCCGGTTCCCTGAACGGATGGCGCGGGTGAAGGCAGATGCCTTGAGGACACCAAACTCGACCGGGACCCGCTTCTGGCTCTCACGCTGAATGAACAGACCTGCCTTCTTCAGAGCACGAGTCAGCTTCTGCTCGTTCCCTTCAACCTGTCTCCCCAGGTTGAAGACGATTTCCTTCACCCCTTGAATCTGGTGGACGACAATCACAGATAGGCGGTGTAGAGGGTTTCTGTCACCTTCAGATTCGGTAGTTGGGTGAACTGCCGGATCTCAAAGGTGTCACTCAGCGCAAGCGGGTTATTCGGAATGGTCGATTCTAACTCCCCTAACCGGAGGCGGTCGCCCACAGTCATCGGACGATCGACGTAAACCACCGCCCGAGAGACCAGCTTCTCTCCCTTAGGAGAAAGAAATTCACGGGCATCTTCTTCCCACCGGCAGTCCACTTCTACCGGAAGGGCAAACGTCGGACGGCCGTAGCGATCAAGTGAAAGCCTCTTCCACCAGACCGCCTTCTGCTTCCGCATCTTGGTGATAATGCCCATCGAGTATCGCCCAGAAAGTGTCGAAATCTATCCGCGGGAAGACGAACAGCATTGAAGATCCGTCAGTAACGTTGAAGATCTTCACCTTCCCTTCCAGTCCTTCAGCTACTGTTCCAAACCCGATCCGAAAGCGGTCAAAAGACTCTTGCGGGATCGTGTTCTCATTGAAGTCGTGCCAGTGAGAACGGTAGTTCTGGTTGGTGAGGTCGAACCCCAATAGGAAGATTCGAGACGCTCCCATCGTGTAAGCGAGATTGATGGAAGCTGCGCCGGAGTTGTGATTCCAGCCCAACACCGGACCCTCTCCGATGCCGTTCAAGAGCCGGTCCATCTTGTACAAGTTGGGGACTTTCCAATCGAACAGCGTCGGTGAGTTTGTCACGAAAGGTATCGGAGAAGCAGTCGCCTCGTCTCGAATCCGAATCCACCATCCAGCGTCCCCAAAGAAATTGAACTTGACGATCTCGGGTCCGAGCCGGAAGGCGTCGTTGATGCCGATAACATTTCGACCTTTGAGTCGCTCGAAAGGGAACCCTCTCAAAGAAGGTCCCCCTCCGATCAGAATAGCATCTTGGTCCTTCCAGATGCCAGTTGGGTCCCAGAAGTTAGCGGTCGACATCGCCTCGATCTTCTTCTCGGCCTAACCAGAAAGCCCCTCGACGCACCTTCCCAGCCTCAGAAAGAAGGCGCAACGTTCCCGTGGTATCCAAGACGATGGCCATCTGCCCATAGTGGGAAAGCGACAGATTGAGATCGACTTTCGATTGATAGGTCACGCCCACTGATCCGGCTCTCTCAGTCTCCGCCCGCGGGTCGCGCATGGCGTAGAAGTGAGCCGCCAGCCACCTTTCAATCAATTCCAACCGCTCCGGTGTCAGGGTCGAACTCGAGTTCTGCTCGATTTCGTCCACCAACACCGAAGCGGATAGAATGAACGGATCGAGGTTGATCTTAGGATCAACCTCAATGATCTCAGCAACCAGTGCAGCGTTGGTTCGGATCACGGTTTATCCCAGTCATCCTCATTGAGAGGAATCGCCGGTTTGCGACCCGGTTTCTTGGGTGGCTTGGCTTCAGCAGCTGGTTCCTCCTGCGACTCCGGCGGTGATTCAGGTTCGTTCTGAACCAAGACCGGCTCTTGGGTCTTCTTGGCACCGGCTTCTCCCAGATCCTCGAACTTCTCTGGGAACACCTCCAGCAGCCGAGCCGGTCCTTCAAAGACCTGACCGGCCACCCATTCCTTCCCACTCTCGTCGTAGTGAGATCCGATCTTGACTTTGAGTCTGCGATTCATGGTTTGGTTTCGTTGAGGGGAGGGTCCTACCCCCCGGCAGGACCCTCCCCCGCTGATCGTTCAGGTGCCTCTTTTATGGTCTAGGCCTATTCCCAGACCTCCCAGAGGACCCGCGCCGTTCACCTTACGATCAGACAGATCCGTGAACGATACCGGTATTCCCGTTCGCGTCGGCGCGAAGCTGGGGCACCAGAATCGCCATGACCTTGAAGTGGACCTGCATTCCGCCCATCGTCTCCCATTGGACGGTAGTGACATCCATGCCGACCACCATCCGGACGACATCGGAAGTCATCTGGACCAGGAACAGGTCCCAAGTGTCACCCAGGAAGTCCGCCGTCCGGACGTCCTGAATCCCGCTGATCGCCTGAAGGCGCTGGCGCAGTGTGTTATCTCCCTTGGCGGCGCTGTAGTCGTCGTCCAGGTACTGATCCCACTTGGGCGAGTTGTAGATCACCCACGGCCCGTAGTGGAACTTGTTGATGGACTTCTGGCGCATGGCCAGGACTTCTTTCACCAGCGTCGCCGGCGTCCAGCCCCCGGCCGTGGCGGCCGTGATGGTGTGAGTAATGCGGCTCGGGAAGTTCTTGAACCCGTAGATGGTCCCGCCCCCGTAGGTGAACGAGCTGGCGGTGCCCAACGCGAGTTTCTCCGCTTCCTCCGCCACCCGACGCGCTGCCAGCTCGGCCATCGTAGTGTCGAGCGAAGCGCCCAGGTTCCGCGAAGTGGCGATCTGCCGGGCCGAGAAGTAGAAGTCCTTGTGAATCACCGGCAACGGCAAGTTGACGATGTCGTACTTCGGACGATCAGCTTCCCCGGCCACCGCCGGATCCATCGAGATCCGAGCGTTGGTGATGTCGCCGACGTTCTCCGTCTGGAGGACCGTCTTACCGAGGCCGTTCGGAATGTTGAATTCCAAACCCGCGCCCCGCAGATCCGCCACGACGCGAAGGCGTTCTTTGGCGGCCGCGACAATCGCGGTGTCCAGCAACTGCCACTCTTCCTTCCGAAGCGTGGCGTTGGCCACCGGCGCCGGAACGGCCACCGGTTTCCCTTCTTGGTTGGCGGTCAAGTAGTGGCGCCCGTCGGTACCGATCCAAGGCCGGAGGGCACTGGGATCGAAGTTGTGGCCCATCAAGGCTGCCGCCACCGTCCCGTAGGATTGTCCGTTCAAGATGTAGTCACTCATCGTTCTCCTCCTTTTCTGTTACAGAACCCGAACCCGGATTCTCGAAGTCGTTGCCCCTACGCCCGTCAGGTCCAGCGCCTCCAGTGCTACCGCCAGGCGCGTATCCGTGCCCGAAGCCACCTTCAGCGCCCCGTTGCCATTGCTGGTGAGGTACGAACCGATCGCTGCGTTCTGCCCGGCAGCCAGAAAGGCGTACACCACGTCTCCAGGAGCGGCCAAGACGAAGCTGACCTGATCTCCCGAACTGTAGGCGTCTCCGATCTCTTTGCCTTGCAGAGCATCTTCCAGCGCGAACGCTTTCTCCGCCGGACCCCCGGCCGTCGCATGGACGACGAGGTTCCCCGAAGAGTTCAGTTGAATCAAGTGACCCGGCGTGATGGAACCCCCTGCGGTCCCCTCCTCAATCCGGCCACTCCCAGTGAGATGAATGCGTTTGGGCGTCTCAGCCATAGGATTTCCTCCTCAGTTAGTTCTTCTTGAAGCTCAGTCGAGGCACCACGAGCGGTTCCTCTTCCTTCTTCGATTGGTTCACCGGCGCTTGGCCCCGGTAATCCGGTGCCGGTTCCGGAGTCGCCAGCTGCGCCAGGCGTTCCAATTCGTTCAGATCCTTAGCCTTGAGCTCCTCCTCGGTAAAAGGATTCCGCTTGTTGGCCAGGATCGTCTTGATGGTTTCTTGCTTCTTGGCCTGGTAAGCCTTGAAGCCGTTGGCCAGGACCTCCCGCATCCCTTCCGGAGCGGCGGCGATGTACTCCTCCACCGAAGCCGGCGGTTTGGGAGGTTCCAGTGCTTGGGAAGGAGCCAGAGAATTGCGGATCTTTTGGATCACACCCTCCTCCAGGGCCATCAATTTCTCACGGTCCTCCTCCTTCCATACCGAGTTCGCCGCGAGGATCTCTGCGATCAGTTTTTCCTTCATGCTGTTCCTTTCTTCCTCCGAGTTTTCACTCGGCAGATCCAATCCTTCTTGCTTGTAGAGCGCCTTCAGTTTCCGAATGGCCTCCTGCTTCTGGGGTCCCTCGTATTTGTTCCCGCGGAACCCTTTGTGCAAGGCAGCCCAGGCAGCGCCCATCAGGCGATGGTCCAGATTCCCATCCGCATCTTTGACGCGCAAGTGCCAGGTCGAAGGCTTCTCAGGATCCTCCACCACGAGGTAATGGGATGCCGGGTGCTCGCCGTCCGCCTCTTTCTTCATGACGGCGAGCACCCGATACGTCACCTCTTTCTTGACCTCGACGGTCTCACCCTCCAACGTCACTGTCCCGTCTTCACTGATGGTATAGTTGACCTGAAAGAGGCGATCGCCATCCCCGTAGATGACTCGATCTTCAAACAAATCAACCAACCAAACATTGTCGCCGTACTTCTCGCGGATCGCCTTCTGCACTGCATCGAACCGCTGGCCCAATGAAGTCTCCAAAGACGCCAACATAACACTACACCTCTCGTTGAGTTGAACCTCCTGCCGTTTGTTCTGGCTGTTCCAAGCGAATCCTTCCCGTTGAAAGCGAAACTCCCGAGCGTCTTCCTGGAGTCGATCCCAATGGAATCCTACCTGACGTCCCCACTGTTGGGCTTCTTCTCGACTCCGAATCCCTTCCCCTTTCTTCAGCTTGACCTCGACCACCGCCGCGTTCCGGATAAATCCTGCTCCATCCGCTACGCTACATGCCCCGACCCCATCCGGAAGCAAAGCCAAATGGTCGGGACGCAAATTCCGAGCGATCGACTGGTAGTTCTCCCCGTTCCAAGTCCCACTGACCGGTTCTTCTTCCAAGAACAACCCCGTACTCAACTCCATCACCTTCTGATTGGCGATCGCCTCAATGATCCGAGGATCGACTTGTTTCGCCTTGATCGGATCAATCCAAGCTTCGGCCTTGAGCTTCCCCTCTTCCCACTTCGTATTGAGAATGACCCCCACCTTCCTCGCGTTCAAAATGACCGGTTCGCACGCACTCACCGGCACCCCATTCCAAACCGGATGCTCGACCACGATCGGTTTGTGATTCCATACTGCCGGCACTTTGGCCAATTCACTGGCGGGATAGTAAATGGGACCTAACGACCCATTGTGCACCCCCTCGACCAGCATCACCATCGGCACCACCCAATGCTCTTTCCCGTCCAGCATTTCCTTTCGAATCTGGACCGTCTTGATCTGATTGGTCGTCCGGACGAACCGTTCCATACCCAAAGCAAACACACCTCATTGCTTGCTGCAACCTTTTTCTTTTGAACCGTTACCCAAAAATCCATCTGAGAGAAACACGATGCCTTTGAAGCGCTGGGACGATGATCTGATCGATCTAGAAGTGAATGGAAGAATCGACCCGACCCAATCTCCCTCTCTGACTCTTTTCCGATACAACACAAACTTTCCTCTCTACTGACTGAAACTTTTTTGATCTGAACAAAAAATTGACTCGAAAATCGAGATCGAAAAATTGATCGACACCGAAAAAGATCAAGCTACTGAAGCCTTCAGCCAATCGAACTACCGATCGAGATGGAGAGAGATAGCACCATTGAAAGATACTTCTGGCAACACTACACTACATCGATCGAGATCGAGAGAGATTTTCCTGATGGGGATTGAGAGTATCGGTTCTCGAAAATCTCGAGAGATATTTTTTGATCGATCGAGAATGGTTCTCAAAAATCGAGAGATTTTCCGAGTGGTGCTCTCTACCCCACCCCACCCCTAGCACTACAGCAAAACA